TTATATACGGGTCCGTAATACTCTTCGAATATATTTATATACCTTGCCTCACGGACGCGTTACAAATAAAATGAGGGCTCATGTAGAACCCTCATTGCATTCTTTTAATAATTTTAGATATAGATGCTTTACATCTCCGTTACCACCTTCCTCGGTATACTTCTTTCCTGCAGTGATGCGCTCACTCAGCGGCATGTCTCTGCTCACTATAGTTAAGCGAAGTATTGCGAAGTATTGCTCTTTGTCGTGTCGGATAAGTCTATCTATATTGGTATTGAAATCTACAATAGCCTTGTGGATAATTCTTAGCCATTCCACGATCTTTTTGGCAACCTTGTAGATGGCAATCAGCGCCGTGGCGCCACCAGCCAGCCATATAAGCCACTCATACGTTCCCATAGGCAGTACCAGTTATCTCTTCAAACTGCTCTGCAGTTATGACTCCCTTCCTTACAGCGTTACGTACCATCTGGATATTCCAAAGGCCGGCTTCGTAGTGCGCTTTGATTCGTTCATAACTCATGTTGCATCCTCCAGACTCATCATGTTCTGATATTCCAAGCTTGCAGCGATACTTGCAAGACTTGTTGCAGTGAGGTCCTCATTGCTGCTCTCCCGCGCCGCGACGTTGCGGGCATCCTCAAATGCCTCGATAGCAGCAAGTTTCTCCTCGGCAGTCTTGCATGCTGAGAAGTCACAACCCTGGTGAGTGTAGTTATCTACAAGCTGACCAAGGGTTCCGAAGAAGGCTCCATTGATCTCGCCGGCCGCACAGATGACTGTGATAGAATCAAGCCCAGCAACGGGGTATCGCTCTATCCACTGCGCCGCCGTGAGCACTTCTCCTATAGGGGTAATTACAGGGTCCTGCTTATTCCATATTGCGTATCTCATTTTATTACCTCCATCAATAAAATTGAATAACATCAACAGTGTCAGTATAGATGGGATTGCCATCCTGTGTATGACGCCCACCTGGTTGTAAGATGTAACCCACAGAATCATCGCATAGAAGCGCTAGGTGATCGCCTATGTTTCCATGCACAGCGGGCGTTATAATATCTGCAATTATATGCGTTAGGCCCTCCATGAATCCTTCGCAGATATTGGCGGAGCCTCCTACAAATAACACGCCCGCCGTATTGGCATCGGCATAACCACCGGAGCGTGACAGAAATGACACAGAAGCACCACCACGGCACGCCTTAGACAGACTGGGTGCTACAACTTTAGTACCAGAAGTGTCATAGGCATCAACTGTGTTGTAATCAGAGGCTTCCCAGGAACCACTCGAGGGAGCGCCCCTGTAGCCTCCCGCAATTATAGCATAACTTGCATTAGTGCTCTTAGAGTATAATGAAGCGCCCATACCCTGGCTTCTGGCCACACTTAAAGCTGCCAGGTCAATTCTAGTGGTACTTTTATATGCTGTACAGAATGCATCAGGGAAGCTCCATGTATATGAGGCTGTCTGGCTAGTACCACCGGCAAAAATTGCCATTTCATCGGAAGCTTTTGCAGACATCATGTTTACGCCACTCTGGGTATCATGGATATTGTCAAGATCTATTATGGTGCCGGTAGGACCAACCGCCCATGCAATTTTACTGCCATATCCACCAGAGGTATACCCACCTGCTACATAGGTTATATTTTGTGGATACCCTTGTGTAGTATTGAACAAAGAAACTATGCTCGGGTAGTATATAGCCGTATTTAATTTTAATGCTAAAACTGCTTCGGTTAGGGAGGCATCTAAGGTGTGTACAAAGGTAGAAGGAGACACTGGGTATACATACACCATGCGACCCTGCTGTGAGTCCCCCTTAGCAGTAGTTGCACTAGACAAAGTGCCTGTGGTCCTAGTCAAAGATATATCATAAGCGTCTATATTCTTACGTGAAGCAGCCGCGTCAAGACCCCCAGCTATTATAGCTCGAGAGCTCTTAAACCAGTAGGTATTATCCAGCACACTACCTATAGCACACAGCGCTCTGGGCATACTTAAAGGTGTAATTTGACCATAATACTCAAGAAAGCCACTTGAGAAGCACGGCCGCGCTACACCGCCTATGCCTATATAGGCTTTCTTTATTTTTCTGGCAACGCCGTTAACGCCTACGTAGGCTTTAGCAACTTTGTGAGCTTTGCCAGCTACACCTACATAAATTCGTTTAGCCACGCGGCGTCACCTCACTCATAAACAAAGTATAGCCGTCCAGTCGCTAGCTCTGAAGTGCCTGCTGTAAGGTCTGTAGTGCCATAGGTATATGCAGGAGCTTTGTCGCCTATTTCACTGCTCTTGTGGCTACTCTTCTGCATCCGACCGTCCTCTCCGATAGTCGCCAAATAGCAATCGTCGGCCTCAGCTGGTGTCGTCCAAGAGCCACCACTTATCGTGAATTTTGTGAAGTCCGACACGCCATCAAATGCATGAGTAAGGTTACCATTTGCATCAATAAGATGAATAAAGTCAGTGCCCTTAAGGGCTTTGTCGCAGGCGTACGATGCACCATTATATGTCACTGTTGCCATGCTCTCACCTCCCCTTAATAGCTAGCTACTGAAATCTGTGCGCCGCTGTATATGCGTCCGCCATCAGTAGTAAATGTACGAGTATTTCCAGATATACTCATAAGAGCATATGATATAATGCTACCACCAGACGAAGCAATGGATAGGGCATTTCCAGTACCCTTAATGTTATAGATATCTGCCATACTAGCACTACGCACCTCAAGGCCAATAGAGGTAGTATTATGTATATTCACGACCCCAGAAGCAGATATCTTACTACCGTACTGCACAACGATGCCTTTGGCCCCTGCCGAAACAGTTATATCAGCAAGGCTCACCCAAGTTGCGCCATTCTGTATTAAAAGCCCAGTAATAGTAGGGGCCAAGGTAAGCATAGAGCCAGTATGAAGCACCACACAGCCATCTACTATGAGCGACTTTATAGAGGCCTCGTTTGCCAAGGACAGCCTAAGTGGACCGTTAAAGCCCTTTATGACAGGGCTCTCATTATATACACCTGCAGCGATACTAATCGTAGCAGTATCGCCGTTTAGGTTACGCGGAATAGCCTGAAGGGCCTTTGTAATAGTTTTATAGGGCCGAGCGCTGGTACCATCACCAGTAGAATCATTGCCAGAAGGTGATACATAAACCGTTACAGCATTATGTATTAAAGCTGTATTGTAGAGCTCAAGTATATTACCTTCTATTCTATTTAAGTCCGTATCACGAACGCCGTCCGCTGCAGCCCAGTCAGTCTTAGGTATTTGCCAAGCCATAACATCACTCCTTATGTATTCAAGTCTGCGGAGCCAGACAGGGCCCCATTCCAGTATAACTCATGACGCTTTATATTGTACTTGTCTGTTGGTGCTATACCATCATGTAATATAATGGGATCATTTATAGACAGAGAAATGTCCCCGCGGTAATCTACAGTGGCGTCATACTTATCGTACTCGGACAGCGCAAGCAACCTGTTTATAAGTGCAGTAGCATGAGCAGACGTCTGTATAAAGTCTGAGGATATATTACGCGTAACAGCACCATTGGTATGTACGCTATTTTCGTCGCGCTGAGTGATAACAGATGTATCACTTGTGTCAAGTGCTGTGCCACGGCACTCAATGGCCTGAATAGTACCAGCGCCACTAAAGGTTAGCTTAATGCCCCATGAGTACACTTCGTATGTATACGTAACAGACGCGTCGCAGGTTACGTTTACAGAAATGTTTGACAGGTAGGGCTTATTGAAGTTCAGTATGCGTGTTACACCGGTAACAAAAACTGTGTCATCTCTAGTCAGCTGCTCATTAGGCACTACAGCAATGTTCTTTACCGAAACATTGATTATGTTAGGTAACGTCGTATACAGTGAACTGTAAGACTTGTTAATAACATTAGTGCTATCTGACCAGGTATCATAATAGAAATCCTGATGCAGACGCTGCGGCGTAGCGACTATTCTGCCCTCCCTATCACAGTAGATGTGTAAAGGATAACATTCGCTTATTTTACGCAGCGCCGCGGTGTGGCTCTTGGATTCGAACCAAGCATAAGGTATAATTATATCATACAGGGATTCGTCTATATTGTACTGTAAGAACTCAAGAGACTTCTTAGCATCTTCCAGTACGTACTCAATTAAAGCACCTATAGATTTATTTTGCTGTATGATATGATTGGTATACGAAGTTGTGTCTAATAAGCCAATAGTATCAAAACCTACAACAGTTGCAGTAAGGCTCTTTACAGGAACATCCCACTTGTATGCCCAGTAGGTACCAAGCTTATACCACTCAATTTCACCAGGTACTATCTCAACACCAAGGTACGGTTCAATCTTACGATTCCGCTTGAGCTGTGATGCTACCGGAGACTCCTTATTATTGAAGTAGAATTCATTGGTACTATTATCAAGTACGATAGTCGTCTCATTTGCTGATATACCGCCGAGTGCCTCTATATCATCTTCATAAGTAAGCTCCTCAAGAGTACTTATGCTCATTAGGCGGCTCTCATCTTGATAGCCAGTATACAGGAAGGTAGAAGTAAGCGGCACCTCAAGGATACCTACAGGATAACCAGCTCGTGCAGACTTTGTGATGGTAATCTGAACAGCTACAACATCTGATATTATATCTCCGACAATAATAACTTCCTTTGAAGTATTGTCCGTAAAAGTCTTTACCTCAGAGGTACCATCGGCTTTACTAATTGTAACAGTAAAGTCCTTAGGCAGATTATTATGAGAGTCATCGAATGTTACAGGGAGGCCCACTATTGGTCTGGATGCAAATGATATCTTTACATAGGGTGGATCCTGAAATACACCATTTGCACCACTAAGAACTCCGGACACCCAGCCAACCTGCGTATTAGCGTCACTCAGTACATAGTCACCTGTAAGATTATTTTCGTATATAGTGAACAGATTGGTTTCCGATGTTTTTATACCATCTGCAAGCTGCTCCATATTACTATTATACGCAATATAATTACTGGTTATAACCGTATCGACCTCAAGCATCGGGTCAGTGTAGGTAATGTACACCTTACCAAATACTTGTCTGGACGGGCTCTTCATCACACTATGAACATTGGTAAGTACAGGAGTATCTACACCCTTAATCTTTAGAGTATCTGAGGTGGTGCCTTTAACAGCTAAGGGCGCAACTTCAGACACTTTAAGTTTAAGAGCATCGCTGAAGAGCTTAAATGAGGACTCACCAATGTTAGCCTGGCCAGATAACCTACACGAAAGAGTGTCACGGCGCTTCATAATATCTGGATTAAAGACATTATAGATACGCACAGGAGCGTTGGCGGTGCTAACATGTGTAACAGCTATGACTACCTTTGTTGCATTGAGTACTTTGTCAAAGTAACAGAAATACTCTGGGCTGGTATTAGCAGTCTCAGTAATGGTAGATAGTACAGTATCACCATTATAAAGTACCACAGTAAACTGTGTAGGATAGCAGTATTGGCTTCCAGTAATGCGTAGTGACCTGACTGTTAAGGGTTCTTCGATTGTCAAGATATACGGGGTAGCCAGCACCCCGTCACTATCTGACAAGGTAGAACCCCACAGGCCCACATCATCCGTTATGGGAAAATAGCTACCGTCAAGCTTATTGTCAAATAATGCAAAGTACTTCTTATGAATGTCGGTAACGACATCCTTGATTAGATTGGATGAGCTGCCTAACGGCGTCGCATAGTTATATTGATTAGCAGAATACGACATATGGCTCATCCCTCCTTACTTAAGCACCTATTGAAAATGTTACTGCTATCTCTAACGTCCAGGTCTGATTGCTTTGCTTAGTACCGTTGCTCTCGACAACTCTATTCAGCATCACACCGCCAGTTGCCGCATTGAATATTGCCCACTCATTCCAAGCAAAATTTGCCTCGGATGGTCCGAAGGTTGCTTGGAAGGTAACTACAGGAGGCTCAACGGTCGGAAAACCGCCGTTCATACCCTTACGGGTTTTATTGGTGCCCTGTAGGTCTGTCTGTGATGCGGCAAAGGCAGTCGAACCATCACCTACACCGATTCTTGCATTGGCATTGCTGAACGGCGTCCCAGCGCCGATTATTGCCTGAGATATTTCATTTATGCCTGCTGTTGTGAGCGCCATAACTCCTCAGCCTCCTCTTCAGTAAGATTCACTAAGTGTTCTTCTGTGCCTATGACATTGCCAAACTCATCAGTCTTTGTAATTGTGACCTTGGCTGTAGCTTTAAGCCCAAAGTGTTCCATGCGGCTACCTCTCAATAAGATTAAATGATACGTTCTTCCAAACAGTGTTTTTATCGCTCATGTAGTGCAGCTCAGATGGTATAGAACCAACATACACCATGGTTATTTTTGATATGCCACGGTCAGAGTATTGAAATGGAAAGAACAGGCCTGAACTATCCCAAATTGCTTGAAGTATTGTATCAAGCTCCTGTGCAGTTAAGACGTCATAGGTGAAGTAAAACTTGAGCTTTTTAGCTACAAGGTCACCTACCATGGTGGCGTTTGATAAACGCTCCATGGTAGTGACATTATACCGTTCTATCTTAAACGTAGACGGGTTTTTGATAGTTATACCATTGATTCTCATCTACAACCTCCTTAAGCCATAGAGGTGCCGCGGCGCGCGTTCTCTTGTACCTGCATAAGTTCAAACTTCTTATACAGCTGCTTGAGGCCACGGTCATCCGCAATAAGCGTGCCAACATACATTGGCGGCAGGGAGCTGGGATTCGATCCACCCGACTGCACCAGAGTCGGAGCAAGACCTTCAAGTATACCGCGGGATATCGCATTGACAAAGGGCTGCATCGCCACCTCGTCTTCGAGAGGTATTATAGCTTCAGCTCTATTGCCCTCAGCGACACGTGCTACTTGGTCTCTATTTACAATACCACCAGAAGCGTAGCCGCGCATAGGCGATGAGTAGCTGCTTCCAATATTTACGGAAGCCTTTTTGTTACTCCAAAGACTACTCCACCAATTGCTTACCTTGTAGCTTAAATCACTGAACCAGTCTCTAATGCCCCCGAATAGGTCGCTAAACCAGCTCTTAACATGATCCCAGCCAGACATCCAGTTTGACGGATCCCAAAGGTCATTCCACCAATTCTGCACGTCTTTGATGAGGCCCTTGAACCAGTTCTGTATAGCATTCCATACTTCGCTGCACCACTGCTCAAAGGCTTTCTTAGCAGCAAGGGTAAAACCGCCTATTACACGCAGCGCCTCCGCGCCGAAGTCAGTGAAGGACTTTATAGTATCTTTCACCCAGGTGACTACTGCATTGTAGGTATCAGTAGCCCATTTGGTTATACTGTCCAGAGTAGTCTTAGCCCAGTTCTTTATATCCAGAGCAACTCCTGTAGCCCAGAGAGCAATAGACTTAGCAGTATTAGTTACCCAGTCCTTAATTGACTTGAAAGTCTCATCTTTCCATGCTGCAAGGTGATTCTTGGTATCTAATATCCAGGCAGCAAGAGTTAACTTAGTACCCTCTGCCCAGCTATTGAAACCTTCAGTAGTTTCATTCCACCATGTAGTCAGCTTTTCTTTGCTGTCTGTATACCACGTCGCAAAGCCTTGCTTAGTATTCTCCCACCAAGCTCCCAGTGTTTCACTGGTGATGCTATCCCAGTCAGAGAATAGTGAAGTGGTGTCAGACCACCAGCTGCTGAGGCCGTTGAATGTATCAGACCACCAGGTGGAGAAGCCGGAGGTTGTATTGTTCCACCAGGTAGAGAAGCCAGATGATGTAGTGTCCCACCAGGAGCTAAAGATATTAGTAGTATTAGTCCACCAATCACTGAAGCCCGTAGAGGTCATTTCCCACCAGCCAGATAAGGCTGTAGAGATATTAGACACTATGCCACTAAGCCAATCCGTGACTGGGGCAAAGGCCTCTTTAATCTTTTCCCAGAACAGACCTACAAGGCCTCCTGCAAAGGTGCCTATGGCAGAACCAATTATAGCGCCCGGAGGACCCCCAAAGATACCGCCTATCACCATGCCTATGATACTGCCTATAGTCTGACCTACTGCGGCAGACTCTGTAGAACCAGCACTGAGATTAAATTTTTCCTGAAGAGTCTTCCAGAGTAAGGTCGCGATGGCATCACATACGAGGCCAATAGCAGCTCCTATAAGACCACCCTTGGCTACCGCCTTTAAGCCAGTGGCGGAGAAGATTTCTCCAATGCTCTTAAAGAATCCACTAAATGAGCCTGTGTTTATAAGGTTCTTGGCGACTTCTGTAAGAGATGCCCCGAAAGCCTTAGTGATGGCAATGCCTATACCTGTAAGAGCTCCTTCAAATACCTTGCCTATTCCAGCAAATTTGCTGGCAAAGGAGTCCGTTATTTCCTGCCAAGCTAAACCTACAATGCCACCTGCTAAGTGGCCTATGGCTGCTCCAACCAGTGAGCCTGGCAGGCCTCCAACGACCATGCCAATAGCACCGCCAATTACTGACCCAAGCGTTGCTCCAAAGCTTGCCTGTTCAGCAGAACCCTCCTTAAGACCTATGGCCTTTTCAAGAGCCTGCCAAAGCTTATCAGTCAGTAAGCTCGCCAGAGCATCGAAAGCCAAGCCGACCGCAGCACCAAGGAGTGCCTTAGCAAAGGTACCTACAAGCTTAGTAGCTGCTGGAGCCCATTTAGCCACATTGGCGCTATCCTTGATATAGTCCATTATCCTTTTAGCAACCAATGCTCCTATGCCTGCCATAGCAAGCTTTGCTAAGAGGCTATCTTTCAAGCCACTTATGAAGTCAGTAGCGTACTGTGAAAAGTCAGGTATCTCAGGAGTAAGCGCCTCATCAAGGCCATTACTGAGGTCATCAAGGCCGTTAAGGATATCATCGAGTGCACCGGTATCGCCAAGGCCACCCAGATCACCAAAGTCTGTAGTGTCCTCTTTATCATTAAGCTTGAAAACTTCATCGAAGGACAGCAAGCCGGCTTTAAGCTCATCAGAAGCCTTCTTAGCTTTGCTACCGGCTCCCTTCAGAGTATTGCCCATATTCTTTATAGAGTTAGTGGCACCTTTCATGCGCTCACTAAATCTACTGGCCGCATTGGCTGCATTATTAGCACTGCCACCAACTCTCTGAAATACGTTGCTCGCAGATTTGCCATTCAAGCCGGCCAGTTTATTGAATAACCGGGAAATAGCTCCATTGGCATTGTTGGCAGCTACAGCCAATGTAACAAGCAAGGCTGTAACCAACGCTATAGCAACGGTGAGGGGCGAGGTGGTTAAAGCTGTAGACAAGGCCAGTACTGCTTTGGCTACTCCGTACAGAATACCCGACAGGCTCGCTACTACAGCTGAGGCCATAGCATGTATTCTGAACACCACCCAAGCTGCCGCACAGGCAGACAATATCGCAGTAAGAACTCTCAGGGCCGCTGCGTTACCAGTAATGGTCTGAATAGCACCCGCTAAAACGTTAAGAATAGAATTAACTACAGGCAGTATTATATTTAATGCTGTAATAAAACCGCCAGAGAAACTCTTAAAGACTGTGCCTATTACCTGTAGGAAGTTAAGCAGCGTCGCGAATAGATTTTGTACATTAGCGAAAAACTGCCTGAGGCGCTGCTGAACATTTGGGTCTGGCACGAGGTACTCGAAGACGCCACCTGCACCATCCTTCTTAAAGGCGTCACTTATAGCACTGAGGTTCTTTGCAATAAAATTAAGGAAAGATTTGTAGAAAGTCGTAAGAGGCTTGAGCATATCTACACCCATGTTCTTAAGACTGTCCACAATTTTATTTTTAAGGCCTGTTATAGTGTACATTGCCATGTCACCAACAGTGCCGAAGTTTTCATTTGCGTAATCTACTATTGCGTTAATCGCATCAGCAGCAGGAATATTGAGGTCACCGACATGACCCAGGTCTTCTTCAGTGAGCCCAAGTTTATCTTTTAGAATCTGCTGAATAGGAACGTAGGCATTAGCTAGCTGTCTCATTTCTTCTGCACTCAGCTTACCCTTGGCGTATATCTGACCAAGTGCAAAGGCCAAGCGGTCAAGCGCCTCAGCGTCGCCAGACATAGCACCGAGATTCGTAAGACCCTCTGAAATGAACATTAGATTCTTGTAGGGTATGCCATATGCAAGCAGCTTCTTGGAGGCATCAGCCAAATCAGAGAAACTAAATATGGTATCTTCAGCCTGCTGGCGAAGAGCTACAAGGAAACTATCGCTGAGGTCCTGACTACCGAATAAGCCCGTGTAGGTTACTCCGGCATAGTCAAGCTGTTCATTGAAATCCCAAAGGGCACTAACTGCTTCACGAATAGCTCTTGCAGCCTGGTAGAACATCTGTGATACCAGAATACCCTGTACTATACGAGAAGTATCTTTGAGGCCTAAATTATGCGTACCAAGAATACTGGTAGCATTTTTTATACTTTTACCATAGGCGTCAAAAGTCTTATTTGCCTTAGCACCTGTAGTAACAGAGGAGGCGGCGAATTTGGCCATCTGGTCGCTGGCCTTTTTCATATTGGTCGCGAAATTACTTATATTAAGTTTTAAGTCAGCCATTGCAGATGCAAATGCCATGCCTCAGCGCCTCCTTACCATCCGGGTATTTGGTCTATAAAACCTATCTGTGGAGTCTTTTTGGTACTCTTACCATACTTGCAAGACTCCAAATCTACATGCACATCCAACTGTGCCTTGAACTGTCTTGGAGTTAATTTCCAGAGGTCCGCCTCTGGGTACTTAAGCCATACTCTACCCACATATACAATGTAGGGCCAATCCCAGCCGTCTTGGCTGGGATTGCTGTCATTTATTTCGCCGATGTTAACTGCACCGGCTGTACCACGTTTGGGACCTGCTCATCCTCAGGCATATCATTACCAAACGCGTCGGACATTGTAGCGACAATGTCCTGCATGCACTGCATGTCTATGAGATTTCCGACCTGCTGTTCTGTAAGACCTTCATCGGTATGCAGTAGCCCTGCCCAAAGGACGAATCTAACAGCCTTCATGCTGTTACTATCGAGCGCCTTGAATGCTGCATCGATACTGCCATATTTGTCTTCCAGTTCAGCCATAGCATTAAGCGTGAATCGTAATTCACGCTCAACGCCGTCACTGAGTGTTATCTTTACGTTCTTAGCCTTTACATCTTTAAGGTTAGACATTTCGACTTCCTCCAATAACGGTATTAGTGAGTGTTATGCGAGACTATCAGGGGCCGCCCGTGGAGTCTGCTGTAGGCATTACAGGTGCAGTGAACCACTTTCCTATGGTGGTAGCATCGGCGGACTCATGATCCTGGTCCAGCTCATACTTCCAGGGACGTACCGATTTACCATTTATGGTGTATGCGTAGTTGAGCTTAGCAAACTGACCATTGATGGTATCGGACTGGAAGTTGATGCTGTCACCCTTAGTCTCGTTGGAGTCTTCGGGCTCGGTGAACTTGCCCTTGTACAGCCAGACATAGCGATAGTTACCATTGGACTTAAGCGTTCTGAAGCCTATTGCAGTCCAGGGAGCTATATCGCTATCACCGTACACCACAGCGCCCTTGGAATCGAGCTGGTGACCGAGCAGGTCTGCCTTATTCTGTGAGGTGAGCTCGTTTTTCTGAATCTCAACTTCTATCTTGCCGAGCGTAGAAGCAGTCTCCATAGGACCATCATCAGCAAACAGAGTCTCAACGGTGCCGTTCGGGTTGATGTTAATAGACATAACACCAGGAGCTTCCCTTACTTCACCATAGGCAGGTGCCGCACTAACGGTGTCTTCCGTGGTCATTGTGGCATAGACCAGATGATCGCAACCAATTCTAGTAGCCATATATTTCCTCCTATTCTATAGTAGTTGTTATGCCAAGATTAAAACCATAGAGTACTCTATCGTTTTCATCCTGCGAAAATTTATAGGGGGCCTGCCTTATATGAACTTGCCCCCAACGTGTAGATGTAAAATCTACACGCTTATTCATAGCAGAGTCTTCAATGATGGACTGACAAAGCTGCTTGGCGAGACTCTGTGCCGCTTCTGCGCTTTTATTACGAACCACAACCTGAACTGACCTGTGCGCAGCATCTGTGTAGGCAGATATAGGGTCACCCTTGTACTCATGCAAAGATACGATATTATCGGGCGCTTCAGGCTGAAAGTCCCGAAAAGCATCTATGCCATCGCCCTGTATGAGGCCCTTGGCAGTGAAGTAATCTACAATGTCCTTTAGTAATGTAGCCATTATACTGTACCGCCTTTCCAAGTACGCTCGCCACCTCGCTGCACCCCAGTGCTTTGCTGCTCAAACTTATTGTGGAATACTCTATATTTGCCCCCCATAGTCTGTATCAAGCGACCGTTCTTACGAGTGAGATGGCTCGCAACAAAATTAGACCACTGGATTGCTCTTTTCCAGTAAACCATTGCAGTCCTGGCAAACTTACTTGCTGCATAGTTACGCACGGGATCCTCCAGAAACTTAGCTTTGCCTCCATTAGGATGGGGCATATCTAAGTCCTCATGGACTCTAGCAGCATAGGCCGAAGCCGGTAAACCGCTTTTAGGGTTTATCGCATTGTTTGGTTCGGAAATCCATTCAATGTTAGAAGCGCCAAGGTTGACAGCCAGTCCTCTGAGGTCTCCAAAGCCTAACACGCCACCGTATCTGTACCCTTTAAGGTCCATACGCTGATAGACACCACCAAAGATAGAAGAAGCTAACGTACCTGTGTCTATGGGCACTTCGTTAAGTGCGTCAGACATAATATCAATTATGGCTTCAACTGTTGCACTTTTAGTACTGGCGCCTACATTGCGTATGATTGCCTCGCAGGATTCTACGAACTTACCCAGTTCCCTTTGGGAAAGGTTAAAGTCTATGCGCATTACACATACACCACCCTAATGTCTATCTTACCATCACGATAGAAATTAGAAATGGCCTGCACCGGCAAATCTTCTCCTTCAAATATTATATTATCCAGCTTAGAGACTTGCACAGAACCGTCCATATAGAGGTGGTTATGCGACACCACTTCGACACCTTGCCAATTACGCACGATAGTTACTTCACCTTGTGGATAGCACAGCTCTTCATGAGATGCGCCAAATATCTTGTCACCAGTAGCACTACGTTTTACATAGGGCTTAATTGTGACTGGTACATTTATCCATGGCTTAAGACTATCGTACATACTTGGATCCTCCAGGGGCAGGCCAAGGTGGATTGCTCTGCATACCCTTGCGAAAAATCTTAGGGTACGCATAATGCACTGTAGGCAAACTACCCGTGGCAAGCTGAGTTTTGTAGAAACTCATCTGCTCCTTATAGTAGTTCTGCCGTACAGTAGGATCCTCAGACTGAGGTCCTAAAGAGCGCTTAATATCACGAGCGAACTTCGTGGCAGCCTGCATGAACAGGTTATAACGCAAGGTGTTTACGCTCGAACCGTACAGAGATATGATGTAGTCTATTTCCTCATCTTGAAGAATAGGATTAGACGGGTCCGTATCCTGTATTAAAAATCTACACTCATCAAGCTGACTCGCAGAGGGGTCACCAGAGTAGCTAAACGACATCATATCACCTCCATTACTTTGCTTTTATAACAACCTTTGCGGGCTGACCAGGAGCTACCTTCGGTTCGGGCTCGGGCTCGGGTTCGGGTTCGGGTTCGGGTTCGGGTTCGGGCTTGATGGAAACGCCGAACTTATCTACAAAGTAGGTCTCCCACATGTCAAGTGTGTCATCGGTCACTTCAATAATATCGCGCTCGCCTAAGCGCGACTTGAAGCGCTTTATATTTGCAGGTTCAACATGCGTACCTGGCGTAAGGACCTTCCCGAAATTTCTGAAAGGTCTACGAACTACATACATTTTATGTCACCTCCGGTATCTGCATAGGGGTAAGTAGTGCTCAATGAGCACTACTTATCTCTATGATGCAGGGCTTAGCCGACGGCACTCTTGAAGAAGGTGCCAAGGTCGGCACAGACCTTCTTAACGTCGAAGCTCATCTCGCCCTCGATACGCTCAGTGCCCAGGCCAAGCATATCCATAGGCAGACGCACGATACGGTTACCGTATGCACCAGAACCCTCAAGGCCAGTCCATGCGAAGATGTAACCTGCAGAAGGCTGACGAAGCGCCGGACGCGGAGCAGAGTAGCAAAGCAGGGCATGCTTGCCATAGATGAAGCTGACCGAGTCAGATGCGCCCTTGGCAGCAGAATTAACTACAGCCCAAGGAACAAGAACCTTCTCAACCTCAAAGAGGGTTGCGAGCAGGTCGGTCGTGACGATACCCTTCTGGGTATACTTGATACGGTCCAGAATGTCTTCATGGTTCTTGAGAGCATTGAAGACATACGGGGAAAGGACCAGAGTGTTGGGCTTGAAGCCAGTGGCTGCAGCCATCTTCACGCCGGCAGTGGTGATATCCTTGATAGGATCAGATGCAGCCTGATCCCACTGAAGAAACCCGCCATCAGTAGGCGTTGCTGCCTTGCCTTCAAGCTCAGTGCCCCAGATACCTGCCCCGAAGAACTTGGAGGCCCACTCCATCTCACGACGGATAAGCATCTTCTGGGAGATGAAGGTAGTCGCATCCTGATCAGCCTGGAGAGGCTCATCGTAGTTTGCGCGCTCCTCAGGAGTGACATCCTTGTGGAAGGCATGCTTGCGGCAGTAGTAGGGATCCTGTGCCTCAACGCCGTAGTCGCCACCGGCAGACTCCGTCGCAGTGCCACGAAGCTGTGCTTCGTCTCTCATGAAGTCGCCCTTATTGTACTGGTAGTACACATCAGACTGTCTCTTGACCGGAACGATCGGGAAAACCTTATCTGCTATAAACGCAGAAGCGTCCTGCAGATACGCCACGGAGATATTGGTTAATGCTCTATCGATATGAGCATCCTGCATTTTAGGCATAATCTACAACTCCTTTCTGATTAAATCTTCACAGCGATAAGCTGTCCAGCAGCCGTCGCAGTAGTGATGGCAACGCCGGCCTTGGGGCCTGTTGCAGTACCAGACCCGCCAGCTGCGACAAAGGCAATAGCCTTGCCGTTTGCATCAGATGCAACAGCGACGCCAGCCGTAACAGCAGCACCGGCCTCGACAATCACGATGCCGTCTGCGATTTCTACGATGTGACCGCCTGCGGTATTCTCCGCGGCAGTAACTTCATTCATGGACGCGCCAATTACCTCAGAGGAGGCATCCGCCTGGATAGCCTTCTCGCTGGATACACTGACGAATCTATGCAGCGCCACAGCGCCGCCTGCAGGCAGGCTGAAGCGCAGATTGGGAATTTCATACGCGAACATTTACATTGCACCTCCATTCAGATAGTCCCTGTATAAGTCAGGGTTTTCTTTGATAGCTATCGCGATAGCTTTCTGCTTAGTGACGTTATCACGAGATTCTATCTCAGTCGCCTTAGTCTCGATCTTGGCCCATGCATCAGAGTCGACCTGAGCAGGCTTGCCCTTACCAACTTCCTCAAGGACAACATTATCGATAGCAGCACTCGCTGCACTAAGCACTTCTACGATCTTGGGATCGCAGTTCTTGAGAATCTCTACGAGCTCCTTCTGTTCTACAGGCAGCGACTTCATAGTAGCAGCCTTTGCAACAGCATCAGCCTCGAGCTTCTCCTCAGCGGCTTTGCGAACCTGCTCTTCAGCAGCTTCCTTCTGTGCGCGCATCTTCAGGAAGGCTTCACGAGCTGCCTCAGGCATTGCCTTAAGGACCTCAGCTTCATCAAAGCCAACACCCTTCTTAGGCTTACCGCAGGACCTGCATATGCCATGCTCGTCAGCCTCACCGTCACACGTACACTCCTTGGATTTAGCTTTTGCTATATCCTCCTTGAGCTGCTCGTTGTCCTCACGGGCCTTAGAGAGGTCCGCCGTAAGAGTTTCATTCTCATTACGGGCCTTAGTAAGCTCTTCCTTAACTGCATCCAGCTCCTGCTGAATAACAGAAGCATGCTCAGGCTTCATCTTACTAAGAATTTCAGAAAAATTCATGGTTTGCTCCTTTCTCTTAAAGACTTCTATGAAAGCCGCCGAGTTGGCGCCTTCATCAACTAAGTCAACTCGGTCGATAACCAAGTCTTCAAGTATGTAGGGCATATCCTCACCCCCTATAATATATTATATGCCATGCAGCATTATTGTATGGCCTACACCTTGACGCGTTTACAGGTTCCCTGGATTGAAAACATCTTATATGTGCCGTCCTTGACCTTTGCAAAGACCTCGGGATCATGTACCTTGACAGTGATGAACCAGCCCTGAGGCACGGCACCCTCTGGTATGCCTATTGCCTCCTGCTTCTCCTTTGTGAAGACAATTGACTCCACCACGGTGCCCACAGCTTCGCCTTCATGCATCTCACCAGAACCTCTGTAGTTCAGCATAAAGTTAAGCGCAGCCTTTTCGAGCACCTCAGGTGCAATGACATCATCCTGCCAGTCCAGGGGTATTGAGCCATCGGCATTTATAGAAACATTAGCCCAGCCACTCACGAGCTGCTCATCATCTTTGGCTTTGGCTATTTCTACACCGAGGTCAATATACAGCTGATCCTCATCTACATGCTGCTCTTCTGAGATATACACACTTTCCTCATGCCTTATATACTGAGTGGATCCGTCGTCATGATAAACCGTAACATTATTCCTGTTATTGAAACAGGTATCTCGTACAATAAAAGCCATTATACATACCTCTCATCATTTTGTTCAAATATATTTTCCGCGGGGTCATCTATGGCATCTGCCTTGGGCTTTGCACTTTGATTAGCATATACATCGGTGAATGTATCTGTGTCAAGATTAGGCATGCACAGAATATGCCGTATATGATTCTGCAGCTCCTGGTCTTTAGAGATATCCAGACCCATTGCGCGGAGCATCAGCGCCACCTCGCTGATGGTGGGCTCCTGAATCCTTGTAGGCACTATCTTGGGTAAGTCAGAGATATCTACAAAGCGATTCATGCGGAACAGTGCAGGCACTGCCTGTGCATTAAACACGTCTGCAATATTACTGAGCTGTGCCTGTAAGGCGGATGCCAAGAGAGACTTCTTGGTATCGGCCAGCGCATAAGAGCCAGTCTTACCTGAACCAAGCATGATTATATCGGAGAGCAGTGTTATAGCGATACGTGTATCGTAACGCTCTATTGTAGCTCCTATATCAATCTGCCTGGAAGAACCAGAGGTGAGCAACTTAAGGTCCCAGCCATTAGGCAACAGAACGCCCTCTTCACTGTCGCGCCTTACGGAAGATACAAGTGCCTCAGCATCTGCTCTCAGTGTAACCATCTTGGGATCATCAGTATTCCAAAGGTCAAGACCCTCAGGAGCCGTTAGGACTGGGAAACCTGCAAGGTCACGCTCAATGCCTATGCCCTCGATTTCTTCAAAGTGCTTCTTGAAGAACCAAGACCTATATGCATTTCTGAGTAGCGACTTACCTTCAGGGTTATCCTTACTGATTCGGGTACGGAAGAGTAAACCCTTGGACATTGGTATGCGTACTCTTGTGAAGTTTGGCTCGCACTGCTGTATGAAAGCAGTAACGTCACCTTCCTCATTAAACTCCCATTCTGCCATAGAAGTCTGCGCGCGAATAGGTATACGGCGCCATCCTATCATACCGTCAGTATACTTGCTTCTGTACTTGGGGTTGGTTTCATCAGGACCCCTACGTATCTTGTAGACAATTTCATGAAAGCTAAATCCATACGTAAGCATAGACAGCACTTCACAAATAGTATTTGCCCAAGAGGAGTCCATGTCATGCATGCAGCTCTCAAGGAACTCTGCTGCATTTTTGTCTGCGTCACTGTCACTCGCGGATTCTACACGCCACTCCACGCCACGGATGAGCATCTCCGCAAGATACAGTATGGCACCTATTACGGCGTCATTATCGCTCATTTCTTGATACACTTTACCGGCTCTTGGCCACAGCAGCTCTGGCAGAAACTCCTCATAAATATAAGGGCCATAGCGCCGCAGGCCTGATACACCAAGTGGCTTGAAATTAACAGGCGTATTACTCACCTACAACACCTCCTATCATCTAAGCTTAGACCAGTAGCTTCCACCGGGCTTTTTACAGCCAGTTGGTGCGCGTACCAGTGCAGGACTACGAAAGAAATTAAAAGCGCCAGAGAAACCGTCTATAGTATCATCATGTGCGCCATAAGGGAACAAATCTGCCTCATCAAAGAATGGCAGGGTATTACGGCACCTGTCTGAAATAAACACTCTGCCAGACTGTGCTGCTGCGGAGGCTGCCCTGGCACGTTCAACCTTTGAGCCAGTAGATAATACACCCTGAAAGTCATAGCCATTCAGCACATTTCTTGCAAAGTGATCTATGGTTATTATACCAGATGAGCCCGGCTCCTGCTCCATACGTATAGGACAACTATATCCGTCAGTCTCTGCTGTTAGCTTTACCAGCGTCTCAAGGTCACTCGGGCTCTTCTGAACTCGCACGATATCTTCAATCCAATAGAGACCTTGATAATGCGCCATTTTGAAGCCCACAGACCAGTCGGCCTCACGCTTATTTTTACCTTTACGCTTGGCTGGGTCAGTACCTGCTAAATCCCAGTAGCGTACATGTGACGCAGCGACTGGAATTTCATGGCTTGGTACTGTTGTAAACCAATGCCTATCCAATAAATCGCCGTTCGCCTTTATCTCCCAGTTGCCATTGAGCAGCTGCTCACGCTCTATTGGGTCAAGCTCATTAAGAGCTTCTTTGTAGGCCTCGGCGTCAAGGTATGGATTATCTACAAGGCCCGCCCCTATGAAGATTCTGCCATTATCTTTGCCTTCAATAAAGAACCTCTGATAGTAGTACTCACCGTACATTCCACCAGGGTTACAAGTGGCTCTAAACCTTAAGGGCACTTGAAGACTTTTTGGCTTACGAAGACGAGAGAACATATACCGATAGTTTGACGGAGATACATGCGTACATTCATCAATACCTATATATTGGAACTCAGCGCCCTGGTAACGGTAGCAATCATTGTCAGACTCCAGATATCCAAAGTTAAGCGTAGCTCCAGACGGAAACGTATACTGTTTCTCTTTTTCAGACCACTTAACCTCTTTAGATTCTACGAAAGGCATCAACCATTGCTTTGATACATCTATCAGAGCACCTGGCAAAGAAAGGTCCGCATAGGTTTTACGGAAAAGAATGGCGGAATATCCTGGAATATCTACATATTGTAGCGCGCCCATCAGCTGTGCAATAGATTTGCCGCCGCCAGCTAAGCAGCGCCTCCATATAGAATCTCTTTTGTGTCATTCATCAAAAGAAACGCTCGCTGTTTAGGCGTTGGGTTAAATGGAATATACTTTGTTAACCGCGGAGTCAATAGCCTCTGCAGTCCATTAGTATCTACACCATTTAAGTCTATATAAGACACTCGGCATCATCTCCTTTCTTAACAAATTTGAGTACTTTTCTCAAGTCTACCTTTATTATAAAATGACACATTTAATTCTAAAGGAATTGGTGGCTAGCAGCTAGCCACCTTGTATAATATAATTACTCGTTTGTGTTTATTTCAGGAAGGAGTATGGCCTCGCCAGTACCGGCGTTGCCGTCGCCAGTACCAGCATTGCCTGCATCAGCAAGGCCTTCGCCAATGACATAGCCTATGACAGTAGCACCTGCCATAATAAGGGCCGTAACCTGCGTAGCGACTGCCTCAGTGCCACCGAAGGCAACTACAAGCATACTGACGAAGGAGGCAATGGCGAGCCAGAACTTTCTGCTGGTCAGCTTTCTTATCCAGTCTATCTTCATTTATTCTCACCCCCTATAGAACGAATTATTGAGCGCCACTTGAAGATTTTGTTCATGCGTTCTTGACTAAAGAACGGCTGCTCCATAAACCATCCTCTCCATTCTCGGGCACCTTTAGAGGAATTGCAACTACTACATGCCGGCACAATATTATCCGGCGTGGTCAAACCACCCTCACTTACAGGTATAAGATGGTCACGCGTGAATCGTTCACCTTTATGTAAGGTGCGCCCACAATAAGCGCATTCTCCACCAAAGAATATTACGACTTCCTTCCATTCCTGGTGTGAGTACTTCACATTTACTTCACCCCTTCGCCGCATGCCTCCTACAAAATCTGAGTGCTTCTTTTTAGAGGCATTTTCGCGTCGTCTTATATTATAGCAAATTTTGCAATCGTCACGGTATCTAACAACTCCATCAGACCCGACACCATTCTTTGCAAAGCTGTCTATACTCTTCAACTCACCACAGAAAGTACATACCTTGGCTACTACTTCGTTGCCCTGCATAATAGTGCGCCCGTCGTACTTCCCTTGCATTCTTTTAGCTCTCATTTATAATGGCCTTGATTCTCTCAAGCTTATCTGCAAGCTTAGCATAGTCAGTGTCAGGCGCCTCTGTAGGCACCTCGAAGCCATTGAGGCCCGACTTTTTCATGAGTTCAGGGTAGTCCTTATATGCTTCATCAAGGTCCACATTACCAGAAATACCCCCGATAGAGCCTCTATCACTATACTGCCACATGCCATATTCAGTGACATAGGCAGGCTTACTGCCATATCTTGCTACCCATTTATCTATCTGGGCAATCTGTGCTATCTCAAGTCGGTCCTTGAAGCCGGCAATATCTGACGCATAGATACCTGCATAGTATCCCGCATCTTCCATCGTTTGACAGAAGCCTATGCAAGCTTGCGTAGCCCCAGCCTTATCAGTGATGCTCGTAGTTTCAAGGTCAATGTAAACAGGATATTCAAATTGCTTGCCAGAAAGCATCTGAATAAACCTTTTTGCATCTGCTACACCATCAGCATAAGATATGCATTTGCTACCTACAAAGTAGTATGCGCCGACATGGAGTCCGGCCGACTTAGCCTCCGCATAGTTTCGTTCAAACGTGGAGTCTTTATAAAAGCCCGCATCTGACCCGCCGGCCTTTATAATTGCAAAATCTATGCCAGAGTTCTTAACCTCCTGCCAATCAATCTGGCCCTGCCAATGGGAAACATCAATGCCTCTAAAGCTCATCTTACACACTCCTTAGTCATCAGTCAATAGCCCGGATAGGCTCTTTTCATCGTCATCCATACTGTACACCATACCTATCAAAAAGCTCTTTAACCTTCGTATTCTTGAGTATCTTCTGCTGTTGGCCGTGATTCAACGCATCATAGACTGTCTGCAGCGCGGCCTTGGTATCAGCAGCTACTTCCTCAGCAGCTATCGTCCATTTCCCTTTACTCATTGACTGTTACCCCCAGCACATTCAGGGCGTTTTGCATGTCCTGCTTTTCTTCATCGCTGCCGCCCTGCTTTATCTCTGCGATTTTGGCAAGGATTACATTCTTACGCTCTTCTATGGTCATTTAGCATTTACCCCCAGTGCTACTTCTATCTCAGACAATGCACCCTCGTACTGCTTATTCTGAGCTGTTACATATGCCGCTTGCGCCGCATAAGCGTTACCCAAGTCTTTCCACGGGGCGAGAAGCTTGCAATCTGCTCGGGTAAATTCACCGTTTCCAGACACCCACCTGTACCCAACAGGTTTGCACCGATAGCTTTTTATGAACTCCGAGCATTTGCCATCAAAGAATGGCTCTTCATATTCGAGCAAGCCGCCGGTATCTGTGGGATAACACTTAAACCCGTCATTTATGTCGATGTAGATTTTCATATTACCCCTCCTTATTCAAGCCAAATCTTATCCGTGACGATCGTTTGCTCGTCCATGGAACCATAGACTCGAATGCCGAGAACAGCAGAAGTTACCCCAGTAAGTGGCATTCTGAATACGCCCGTTTCGCCGGTAGTGACCGGAATTTCAAGTCTTGCAATCGTATTGCTCTCGGTAAAATCATATTGGTCTGCTGCGTAAAGCCACGCTCTATTGTCGGCGTTGGTGCCGGTATTCGTTATGATATTTGCGCAGAAATACTCGAACTCACCCTTGACCACTTTCTTCTTGGTGTAGAAGTTGCCGCTGTATGACCACATGTGACTGCCGCTGCCGAAATATGTCCTGTTGCTGATTATGGTTACGGTGCTGTCGCCTATCGTGACATAGTTCGTGTCATTTGCAGCAAAGCCGCCCGTTATAGAAGTATTTTGGTCTGCGCCCGACTCCCAGAGTATTGTTTCAAAAATCAGTGTCACGGTCTCGACCTGTCCCTCGGCAGTGATACTTATAGCCTTACTTACCGACTGATTACCACTGACAGCTTTAACTGTCCACGTTCCAGTCTCATGTATGATGAACATAGCCTTGCCGCTCGTATCCTCTGCAGTTAGCGTAGTTTCGCCATTTGTGCAGGTACAAGTTGAACCAGCGGGATAAGTGACACCGATCACAGCATAGACGGCAGCTACCCTGATAAAACCAGTCGTGAACACGCCTTTCTCAACAGCTATCTGCATTGAACTTGATGGAATTATCACTATTGGATCTTGAGTAGGTAGCTGCATTGTCGCGGACTTAGTTCCAGCGGCGACCACGCCTGCCTTCTGCGAAGCATAAGCCGTAACCTTGCCTGAGTTGTCAATGCTTACTATAGGTGTTGCTTGCACGACCTCAGGAAGGGTACCAGTGATATTAGCACCATTTTTGTCATGAGCTGTGATACCGTTAAGAAGCTTTTCTGCAGTGATTGTATCTTCAGAGGTATCTACAAAGAGGGCTGTGCCGCCAGCCGTTTTTGGTATATTGATAGCAGGCACTTCCGGATACTGCGCACCTGCGATTATTATATCCTGTGCCATACTAAGACCTCCTTATGAAATGGTCAGTACCTTAGTAGCACTATCCTGTCCAACGATAGGCACCGTTGCAGTACCAGTCTTCTTCTCAAGGGTGCTGCTGTAGAAGGTCTTCCCCTTAAGGACGTCTGCCTCAGTGGCGTTACCTGAAAGCACTACGGCGTTCACATGCACCTTCTTAAGGAGCTTACCAGCGGTCGGTGTGACGTCCTGCGCAGCTGCCGCAGGATCAACGGTCTTTTCCTCAACCTGAATATACTTGGTAACTGCCTCCCCGGTCTTGTTACCAGAAACATAACCTGCAACTACCTCAGCAGACGGCGTAACCGTTACTGGATACTCTGTCTCTGTATCGCCAAGCTCGGTACCTACAACTGCAGCCGCAGGCGTAACAGAGCCATCTGCGACGGCCTTAGAAGTCGCCTCATCATAGATACCAGCAGGTACCGTAACAGTCTTGCCGCTCACAGTGACATCCGTCTCAGTTCTCTCAGGCACCGCGCCGGTCACCTCATTACCGCCAGCCCAGCCCTTCTTACCTGCTCGTATGTCCTTAGCAGCCGCGTCGCCGCTATCGGTGTCTACGAACTTTGCCGAGCCGGTGCCCTCAGCCAGAGGAATATTGACATAAGGGACACTACTGTAGGTTACGCCATTGATTATTACATTTTTTGACATTGTTAAACCTCCATTAAGATACAGTTAGTTCAAACCCACTGTATGTAATAAGTCCATAATTTTTGGGTATCGCTTCAACTACAACGTCTTGCGTCATAGATTTATTGGTTGTTCTGAGCACCTGCGCTGCAGGACCCGGTGTAACCCTATAAGGACCTGCATAGGGGTCACCGCCAATAACTGTAGGCACCTGTATAGTGCCGTGTAACTTCTGGTCTGCGTCGGATATTCTGCCTACAAGACTTACTGCAGTATTTGATACTTTACCAGTAAGGCTCACAGCAGTATTTGAAATTTTACCTAAGACTACTCCAGTCTGGTACTCATCCATTACGTCACCTCCGTGCAAATCTTAAACACGGCAGGTGCTATAACAGTATAAACATCACCAGAAGCTGTAGTGAGCTGCACGTCGTACTTGTACGAGGCAAAGTCGTAGCTCTTGGTATCATCCGGCTCTATCTTAAAGGTATTACTACCTACAAGCTCCTTCTGGAAGCAATACTCTGTGTCATTTATGTTGCGCTTAACAGAGAACGTGAGCTTGTCATCTTTGGCCATTTCATACTCTTCGCCAGTCACGTCGTTGTAGATAGGCACCTGCAGGTACGCCGTGTCGCCGCGGGTCAGCTGTATGGAATTGTCATCACCAATGCGTAGCATCTACAATCACTCCTCTATCAATGTCGCCACGGCGCCGCTGTCATCCTTCGCCACTACCTCTCGTGTATGAGTAGTCGTCTCGCGTACTCCTATCTGCGTCACAGAGCCGAGCGCACCAGCCTGCAGGAGTATCTGCACCACCTCGGCGAGGTCATCCTTCTTGGTGGGACTCTTCTTAAGCTCCGGATTATCAGTGCCGTGCTGTATCTCACGCAGCATCTCATCTTGCGCCACAGAATCTACACGTGCTCTCATCTCGAGCTCCGCCGCCGTCTTGAACAGTGCATTGATGTCCTTAGGCGCCAACATAGACGGCTCCAGCAGGTCAATCGCCGTGGCCAACTTGTTGCGCAGCTTCGCCGCCATATCGATGTGTGCCTTATTCATGTCCAGAATCTCGCTGCGGCGCTGCGCCAATGTGATCCGATCGCACTCAGTGATCCAAGCCTGCATCCTTGCAGGGAAGCTCCAGCGCTGCGCAATCTTCCGCACCACATTGTAGGTGGTGCCGAGTTGCTGCGCCACGTCGCTATAGCTGGGCTTCTTGCCGGGGTAGCTATCCCTATAGGCAGTCCACACGGTGTATTCCCACTGGCTCTCGTTAGGCTGCTTCTCCCAGGGGTCCAGTCCCTGCTCCGCCGCCTCGGCCATCCAGTCACCCTGGTGCTGCCTTAAATATGTATATCTACTATTCTCTGCTTTGGCGCAATCTACACAGAGATGCTTGTCTCGTGAATCGGCAGGCTTATCCTGGCCACAGTGTCTACAATGTACAATTTCTATTAACTCATTGGCCATTAAATCGCCTCCTTATATTTATTATATGCAGATAGGCACCGCGGTATGGCTTTACGCGCAACATGTTCGTAATTTACCCTATATAAATACACTCGGGCTCTCTCACGAACGTGCTACGCGTAACGTATAATTTGTGGCGCGTATTTATATCACATATTAACGCGTATATAATAATAAGAATAATAATAAGGGCCCGTGGAATATCTACAAGGTCTTTGTGGGTACTGGACGCTGTGATTTTTGGACTTTTGGATTATTCACCATAGCATTACTTAAGTCCCGCGCCACAGCGCCGGACTCGGCTCTATGACACCTAAATCCAGCGCCACCGCATCGGATTCAGTCATATACTTCTTAAATCCAGCGCCACCACATCGGATTCGGTTATATGTTTCTTAAATCCAGCGCCACCGCGCTGTACTTGATTCTATGCAGCTTAAATCCAGCGCCACCGCGCCGGACTTGGTTCTATGTCACCTAAATCCAGCACCACATCGGATTCAGTCATATACCTCTTAAATCCAGCGCCACCGCGCTAAGTACCGTCATTTAAGAAGAGCACTCCGTCATGATTTTTGGACTTAAAAAGCGAGCGGTAGCTAATTCGCTTTTAAGTCCAATGGCCCATTTTGCTCTGTTGAAGTTTGTAAGCAAAATGGGCCATAAGACACTGGTCCATAGAGCTGCAGAAAAGATAGGTAGAAAAGCCTTCAGTCGATCTTGCGCTGTACAGTAGAAGCATATAAAAAGTCCGTAACTCAGTGTACTTTAGAAGATGTATAAGAGCTTTCGTACGGTGCAGTACTGAAAGCAGCCAGGAGCATTACTATAGGTATAGGATAAAGTGGAAAAGCTAAACTGGGCTGCAAGTATTGCAGTTTAGTTTAGCTTTTTCAGTTTATCGTATGGCTATAGCAATGCGGCAAGCTTTATCATGGGCACACAGTCAGTAACGGACGCCCATAGGGCGTATCTACTGACTGTGGAAAGCTCTATATCACTCCGCAAGGAAGTCCGGATTCGCCCAACATTGTACTGACTTGAACGTTGTACTGCCCCGACCAGAGGGTGACCCCTCCGGACCACCCCTGACGGTAGGGATTCGCCCAGCATTGTACTGACTTAAAAATTGTACCGCTCCCGACCAGGGAAGACGTTGTCCTCCCCGGACCCCTCTTAGCTCGCTGTGATTCCGCTCGCGCCAAAGGGAGGTCCCTTTGGCAATACCCCGGCAACATTGCAGCACCCTTCTTCTATCTGCAACTTATCTCATCTGCATCTTTATACGTTTTTCAAGGTTCGCTCTTTGTCATCTTATTAAAAACCATTGTTTGTCAAATGTACACGGTGCAAAACATCAATTCCGCGATGCTCCATTGACGTTTTACACAAAGTGACGCGTCACTTTGCCCGCCATGTACATTCGCCACCCAATGCCGCAAATTTAATTGCGCCGATGGCATGCAAATAAATTTGCTGTTTTATAATAAAGCTGCCAAAACGCAAATGAACCTTGAAAACTTAATAAAGATTACGAATCATAAGTAAGATGCAAATAGAAAGGATGCTGCAACATGAATGATGATTACAACTGGTTCGACGAAAGCGTCGATGAGGCCGAAAAAGGCTTCGATGACTGGCTGCTGAGCATGATCTGAAAAAACAACCTGAGCTATCGGGTATACGGGCAGAAAGGAAGATAACAATGTTAGATGAAATATATTCCCGTGAGCCTGGTACCTACATGGTAAAAGTCACCAACTTCAAAGAGTTCCCCGCTGTCATGAACCTTACGGATCCCGATCCGGAATCCGACAGCAACACCTCGCACATCATAGACCCCAGCCTCCCTGCAGATGCGGTCATCAGAAACCCGTACGTCTTAATCGAGACGTCGGACCCGCTGATAACCATCAAGCTGTTCTCTTCGCGCGTACCGTACTTCATGAAAGCCATAAATCGGCAGTTCAACTGGAACCTCTCCGGTCTCAAGCTTTCGCAGGTTCTCAAGTACCTCGAAAAGCACGAGTTCAAAATACAGCTCACGTATCATCCGCGCTACGGCGAGCAGATAGACTTCAGAGCGGAATAATCCACAACATAGCTGAGCTAACGGCAATACGGGCAGAAAGGAAAACTACAATGATAAACATGACCGAAATCGTCGCCAAGAGCACCGAACTGAACAATGACCTCATCGAGGTCAACAAGGAAATCAAGAGACTCGCGTCCATCAAGTGCAGACTGAAAAAGATGCCCGGACGCAAGGACTACAATGAGGAAATGACCAAGGTGCTGCAGGAAGAGCAGCTCATCAAGAGCGTTCGTGACTACCTGCAGGGACCTAAAAAGAACATCAACACCGTGACGCAGGAAGACGTCGACGCAATGGACTACGACGAAGTCTGCAAGGCCATCCGGTCCATACAGTCGAAGAAGACCCACACCAAGTGGGCTGAAGACTGCAAGAAGGACAAAGAGGGTAACTTCATCCCCGGCTCCGGTGACAGCTACAAGGAAGCCTGCAGAATCGAGGCCATGCTGGTAGCCCACCGTGACAAGATCAAGCCCGTATCAGAAGGCGCTGTACGTAAAACCGACTTGTATGCAATGCTCGAGACCTTGGCGCTTGCGAGCGACCTCGACACGGCAACCTGCATCGAGCGTATCAGAGAATTTATTGAGGAGGCATAAAATGAACTACTTCGTCGCTGAATACAAAGATGGCATCACTTACGGTCATTGCAAGGGTATGGATGACCTCACTGCTGGACAGGCGCTTGTCGCCCTGTATGAAAAGTACCCAACGGCGCTCCGCGTTGTTCTCTTCAACGATGAGCACATAATGGAGCATCACGTCGCGGCCTTCTGGGAAGGCCGCGCGGTAAAAGGAGGGCTGTTAAAATGATCTGCAACGGCGACTGCGCAACATGTGACTACTGCACAACCAACAATGATTAAAGGAGGACATAAAAATGTTCAAAATGTTCAATGACAATGAAATCAAGGCAATAACCAGCATGATAGATGCTGCAAGCGATCAGTACGAGACCTCAGATGGTGAAATCGACTACGCTGGACAGGGTCATAAAAGCCCCAGAGTTCTCGAGTCCATCAAGGAAAAGCTCATAGAGCTCGACAACGCTGCGTCGTTCAACGCAGAAACGCTCCGGCATGAACTTACCGTAAAACGGCAGGTGTCCACGATACTGGGTGGTATCGTAAATGACCTGCAGGGCTCCCTCAAAAGCATACACGACCCCACATGCGACTACGTATCTTGCCAGGACATGTTCATGTCAAAAAGCGATGCATCTGACGAGCAACTGCGTGAGCTCAGCGCTTTGGAGGATGCCATCTACACGGTGCTTGAAAAGCTGAGAACCATAATGTAAGGAGGAATACGACCATGACCGACAACGAACTCAGGATGATGAGAAAAATCCTAGTGCAGAAAAGAGACGAGATAGATTGTTGCTCAGAGCAGGACCTTAACGTCCTGCTCGGCAGCATAGACAGTGAACTGTACAACAACCAGTTCAAGGCATTCTACAAATACTTCAAGGAGGCATTACCAGCGGACAATGCATGTGGTGATGCCGAGTGGGATGCATTCTATGAGACGGATTTCAAGATAGCCTTTGGTGACAAGTCCGTGACCATACATAATGATGTGTATATCTACGAAGCAATACGTGATGCTCTCGCCTACTACGCGGAGCACTACTTGTAAGGGGGCGAGGAAGGAAGAACTGGAGGAGTAAAAGCAGCCCCATAGCCAGGAAGACCTGGAGGAGTAAAAGCAGCGTAGATGCGAAACAAATTCAGAAAAAGGAGAACAGAAACAATGAAAGAAATATCCATGGTTGACTACATCAAAGCCTATTGCGGAGGCAAATACAGCAACTTCAAACTTAAAATGGCAAGTCGCAGGCAGGTACCGTTTTATGATATCACGTACTACGAAGATACCGAACGCAGACTGCTTGTGGTAGATAAATTTTATATTGGAGACTAAGCCGATAGCGGCAAATTACAATGGCTAACAGCCAAATAAATGAAAGTGAGTGATACTAAATGACTAAAAGTAAAGAAAAGCTGTACAATGCAATGAACAGCTTCATGAAAGCATACACAGAAGTACTTAAAGCGATTGAGGACTACGAAGGTGACCTCGGCAGCATCAGTAAGCTGGAAGCCTTCAACAAGTACTACCCATTTGATAAGAACCTTTACGAACTGAAGATAACTAGATGGGTGCTTGAGGCCACAGATGAACTCAAGAACGGTACTACGAAGGTGGATGTTGCACACATGATTGAACATGTGAATAGCTGTGCCGATGCGGTGCTTAGTGTAGACGAGGAAGAATACGAGGATCCGGGTCCGATCACTGTTAAAATCAATGGTGTAGAAACCAAGGTAAATTTTGGCGCGGAGACTTTTGCGGCGCTGATCAATCTGCTGAGGGCCGATGAAGAATAACGCAAACTGAAAGCCACAGATGAGTGGCTTTCTTTTTGCTGCAGAGACGGACTCGGTCGGACTGTGCCGAGGCGCCGCGGAAGCGGCTGGACTATGCAACTCTGCCCGGCGGCTAAAAGCAGCGGATTTAGTCAGGCGGTGCTGAGACTATGCGTCGCAGTGCCGCCTCCTCTCGTTTGACTGAAGTGGCGGCTAAAAGCAAAGAAAATCCACCAGCTGTTGCTGGTGGATTTATTTATCTATGCATCTCAGACTGAATGATTAACCACAACGCCGCAGCGCCCGTAGTTATGCACATTACTGCGAGAAAAATCGCCTCGCCCCATGTTGGTTCCATCACTGCTTAAGCTCCGCGATCTTTGCAAGCAGCTCCTTGGCATCAGCTGCCTTCATGTGGTCCATGTCCACGCCGTCCAGCAGACCTACAAGGGCATCCCTGGTGTGGTCCACTTCGACGACAGCAGAGGAGCGGCCGCCGACGCGCAGGTCCTTGAGCGCCGCTTCAGCCTTGAGAAGCTGCTGCCAGGCCTCGCTGGACTCATCGAAGCCTCCCTTGGCCTTCATGATGGACTTCTTGGACTGGACGTTGCGAATCTCCCTACGCAGCGCCGCCTGGTCGGCTGCCAGAGACTCGAGCTGGGCCGGAGTGAAATCTACAAGGCCTTTATGACGCGGACCACCCGCCGTCTTAGGCTTGTTGTACAGCTCGCGCAGGATGCTCTCAGCGATGGCCGCCGTGAGCAGCGTCTTGTAGTTGTCGAGCGTCATGGCCTTACCTTTTGCACGGCTTCTCTTGGACTGCTGACTCTTCAGCATGCCATCGAACGTTGCCTCGTCGAGGTGACGCAGCGGACTATCTTCCTCGATGTCATCTACAAACGGCTTGAACTCGCCCAGCAGCTTATCAAGCTCGTCGCTGTCCTTGGCGCTTGCAGAAATGCGGTCGCGGTAGTCATCGAGGTTGGACTCCATGGTCTTGATGATCCGCGTCGCCACGGCGGTCGCGTGGCTCGTGAGCTCGGTGGTGCCGCTCAGAGTGCGCGTGTTGGGGGTAGTTCCGTTGTTGGTTCCGAACAGTTCGTTAATAGACATAATAGACTCCTTTCAGTCTTGCTACACTTTGCAGTAGCCGCTTAGTTTATTAAGCTGCTTTTCTCTCAGCTTCTATAATAATTATAGCATGGAAAGACGCGAATGTATTCAGTTTTGGAAAAATTGGCGTGGATACCGCGTGGATTTATCTACCAGATGTCCTACCTCGGTATCGCCGCGGATTCGGTCAGACGAGGCGGCGCAGCGCCTGTGTGCGGACTCGGCCCGTCGATGCAGCGTCTCCGCAACGAGTCCGTGAAGCGCGGTAGGACAGGTTGAGCAGCACTGAAAAGGCTATCAGGTTGCACTGAAAAAGGCTGCTGGCTTACATCGCCGCAGCGCCGCGGAAACTACAAGGCTGTGCGGGACATGTCTGACATGTGGAAGCTGCACAGCGCCAAGCCTGCCAAAAATCTACACTATCCTGATAGGTCCGTGATAATTATATCTTATAAGAAAGAACCAATAATTTTCAAAAAAAAAGAT